AACGATCGTCTTCATAAGTTCCCCCACCCCATATACGAACCATATTCATATTAGCCTCTTTCATATCTTGAAACAGAGTCCTATAACGTTCGGTAGTTATATTGGGGAGCAACGCATCATCAGGAATATAGTTTGCTCCTTTTGCGAACATCGGGATGCCATTCACCTCAAAATAAAAAGATTCTCCATCTTTGTCTTTTTCGTTCACTACGCGTATCGTACGAAGGCCGATTCGATGCTGCCGTGCGGCGACCGTTTTGCCATCACACACCACCTGCACTGAGAAATCATATAAATGAGGTTTCCCCCACCCATTGGGCATCCAACGCACGGGGTTCTGAATATCCAATGGAATTTGGACTTGATTAAAACCCGGTTTTAATGTTACATTTTCCTTTACCATCACTTCCTCTCCTCCTTCCAATGAATAAGAGATCAAGACCTCAGCAGGCTTTTCTTTCTCAGAAATACTATTAATTTCCAATTCATTAGAGAGTTTTGCAACCTGATCTGTCAGACTAAGCTGCTTCACATGAAAATCTGCAATAGTAGCAACATCATAAAAACGAAGAGTAACAGGACGCCAGATACCGCTTGTAACCATACGGATTCCCCAATCCCATCCATAACTATAAGGAGCTTTCCTGGTAAATACACTAAGACGTTTTTCGTGGTGATCATTATCTGCCGGATAATTAAATCCATTGGAGGACCACTGTGGAAGGGTTTGTTTTATCGGAGAATGAAAATAAACATGCAGCAGATTCTCCCCACGGGGATGCTGGGGCCGGCGGCTCCGAGAAAACGGCCTACAGGCACCCGGCGGGCCCCATTGGCCGGCGGAAAATGTGTCCAAGTTGGACACCGACAAGGGAGTGAGAACAATGGCTGGAAAACGGCAGCCCACCGACATCGTGAAGGCCAACGGCCGCAAGCATCTGAGCCAGGCGGAGGAGGACGCCCGGCGGGACCGTGAGGTTCATGTCCCCTCGCCAGAGCAGGCTGTGCCGCCCCGGTGGCTGGGGAAGAAGTTCCACAAGGAGTTCCGGGAGATCGGCGAGATCCTGCGGACGGCCGGGCTGTATACAGAGCTGGACCGGGATGTGCTGGGCCAATTCCTGGTGGCCAGGGAACGCTGGGTACGGGCCGATAAGCTGGCCTCTGCCGCCATCCGGAAAAAGGACGAGAAGCTGGCCCGAGAGTGGACGGGTGTGCAGGGGTCCTACTTCAAGCAGTGCCGCCAGTGCGCCGAGGCTATGGGCCTGTCCATCACCTCGCGCTGCCGCCTGGTGGTACCGGAGGTGATGGTCAACGCGGCCAGGACCGAGGGTGACGAAGACGAGTTTACTCAGCTCCTGAAGAAACGCCAGGAGGCGGCGCTGGCCGGGGCATGATCCAGTATGACAAGACCGCCGGGCAGTTTGTCTGCGACTTTGTGGAGCGCCTGCCTACCACAGACACGGGTAAGCCCTTCCACCTCTACCGGTGGCAGCGGGAGACGCTGATGGAGTTCTATTCCACGATGGAGTGGGACAGCGAGTCGGACCGGCTTCTGAGACGATACCAGTATCTCTTTCTGGAGATCCCCAAAAAGAACGGTAAGAGCGAGCTGTCCGCCGCTCTGGGAATCTACCACCTGTTTGGGGACGGGGAACTGAACGCGGAGGTCTATATCTGCGCCGCGGACAAGGACAACGCAAGTATTGTGTTCCGGGCGGCGGTGTTCATGCTGGAGACCGCCCCCTGGACGGCCAGAATGATCGCCCGCGGGGAACTGAAGATCATCCGGTCCCAGAAAAAGATCGAGTACCGGCGGCAGGTGAAGGCGGAGAACGGCGGCCTGCGCTGGGTTGTCGTGGGGCTGATGCAGGTGCTCTCCTCGGAGTCCTATTCCAAGCACGGCTACAAGCCCAGCTGCGTGATCTTCGACGAGCTCCACGCCCAGCCTGACAGGAAGCTGTGGGACGTGATGACCGGCGCGGCCGGCGCCGCCCACACTCAGCCTGTGTGGCTGGTGCTGACCACTGCCGGCGATGACCCGGACCGTGGCAGCATCGGCTGGGAGATCCATGAGAAGGCCGTGGCCATCCGGGACGCCCGGCGGCTGAGAACCATCGAGGCCGAGGGCGGAGACCCCAGGCAGATCCTGTCCCTGCGGCATACCGCCGACGAGGATCTGGAGCAGGCCAAGGCCACGCTGCTGGCCAAAGACGAGAGCAACTGGCTTCCCGTGCTGTACGGACTGACCGCCATGTTCGGGGATGACTCGGACGACCTGGACCAGGTGGACATCTGGGACGAGGCGCTGTGGTACCAGTGCAATCCTTCCCTAGGCGAGCACCTGACCCTGCGGGCTCTGCGGCTGGAGGCTCAGGCAGCCAAAAAAAGCGAAGCGGCGGAAAAGTTGTTCCGCTGGCTGCGGCTCAACCAGTGGATCTCCACCAAGGCGGTGAGCTGGATTCCACTGACACTGTATGACAAGACCCAATGGAACCGGCCGGAGTGGCGAAACCTGAAAGCCCCGGACCGGCGCCGCGCGGTACGGGAGTTCCTGCGGGGGAAGCGGTGCTATGGCGGGCTGGACCTGTCCAAGAGTACCGACCTGACGGCCTTTGTGCTGATCTTCCCTCCCCAGCCAGGGCTGGACACCTGGGTGACCCTGTTCTGGGCCTGGCGGCCGGAGGAGGGCGTGGACGAGGCGGAGAAGCACGACCACAGCCATTACCGGGACTGGGAGCGGGCCGGCTTCGTGGAGCTGTGCGAGGGAGACATCGTGGACTACAGCCGGGTGGAGGAGGTCATCCGTGAGGCGGCCGCCATGTTCCGCCTTGAGCTCCTGGGCCTGGACGCCGCCATGGCGTGGACTCTCTCTCAGCGGCTGATGACGGCTGGACAGAGAGGGAAACCGCTGGAGCTGGTGACCATCCCACAGACCATGCTGGGGATGTCCCCCGCCACCAAGAAGCTGGAACTGCTGATCCGGGAACACAAAATGCTCCATGAGCACAACACCTGCGCCCGGTATTGCTTTGGCAACGTGCGGTGTGCGGTGGACGGCAATGAGAACATGAAGCCCATGAAAAACCAGAGCCGCGGCCGCATCGACATCACGGTGGCCTGGATCATCGCCATGGCGGCTGCCATGCTGAAGGAGCAGCAGAAGCCGGACCTGGCCGAGGTAATGCGGACGAGAAACTATCACCTGTAGGCCGATGGCCGGAGAGGAGGAGACATGAAGAATCTTGTGAACTGCCTGGCAAAGCACCTGGGCGAGCTGGTGCTGGTGGGCGGCGCCGCCGTGGTGGCGGTGGGGGCAGGAATGATCTATCTGCCCGCGGGCCTGATCACCGGGGGCAGCCTGGCCATCGCCGGCGCGGTGCTGTCCCTGTGGGGAGCGGGTGAGGAGAAATGAGCCTGCGGAAAGGACTGGCGCGGGCCGGGAAGTCGAGTGCCGTTCGGAAAGGGCTGGCCGGCGTCGGCCGGCTCCTGACCCTGGATAACCCGGAGGGCTGGCTGAGCGGTGAGGAGCTGGTCGGTCTGAGCCGGGATCGGGCCATGAAGATCTCCACAGTCAACCGGTGCGTGGAGCTACTGTCCACCTCCATGGCGGTGCTGCCTGTCTACATTATGGAGGAGGGAACCAAGAAGCGGATGCCGGATCACCATCTGGGCCGGGTGCTGTGGGAGCGGCCCAACGAGGCCATGACCCCCTTCGACTTCCGGCGGCTGCTGATGTGCAACGAGCTCCTCCGGGGAAACGCCTACGCCTGGATCTACCGGGATGCCGGGAGCGGCCTGCCCATGGAACTGATCCCCCTGCCTCCGGACTATGTGTCCATGCACCTGGACCTGTCCGGCAAGGTGTGGTACCTCTTCACCCATCCGGTCACCGGCGAGGTGACCCGCATCCGGTGCGAGGATATGCTGCACTACAAGGCATATTCGGAGGACGGCCTGGAGGGGATCAGCGTACTGCGCCGGGCCTCCCTGACCCTGGACACTGCCCGGGCGGCCCAGCTGTATGAGAACAGCATCTGGCGCAACGGCGGCCAGCCCAGCGGCATCCTGACCACGGAGACGGACCTGGGCGACGAGTACGAGGTGGAGCTGGAGGACGGCACCACGGTGAAGATAGATCCCAAGGACCAGCTGAGGCAGTCCTGGGAGGCGATCCACAGCGGGCCGGGCAATGCCTTCAAGGTGGCGATCCTGGACATGGGCCTGAAGTATCAGCCCATCTCCATGAACAACACCGACGCCCAGTTCGTGGAGAGCAGCGAGATCCGGGTGGCGGATGTGTGCCGGTTCTTCGGGGTGCCCCTGCACCTGGCTTACGCCGGCAAGCAGAGCTACCAGAGCAACGAGCAGAACGGCATCGAGTACGTGACCTATACCCTGATGGGCTACGACACCCAATGGGGCCAGGAGGACACCTACAAGCTGCTGCTCCCAGGAGAGCGGGCCAAAGGGCTGCGGATCAAACGGGAGATGAAGGTATTCCTGCGGGGTGATACCACTGCACAGGCGGCTTGGCTCAAGGCCATGCGGGAGGTTGGTGCCTACTGCTCGGACGAGATCCGGGCGCTGGACGACCTTCCGGCTATCCCTGGTGGCCAGGAATACTACTCCAGCTTGAACTATGTTCCCCTGGAACTGTGGCGCATCCTGAGTATCATCCGCGCACTGGGAAAGACAGCGGGTGGTATCCCGGGGGAGCCGCCGCTGGAAGAAAAACCAGGTGGACAAGGAACCCCACCGGCATAGGAAGGAGAGAAGCCGAATGAATGAGATCCTGAAGGCCGCTGTGGTACAGCAGCAGGCGGTAGGGCCGGAGGAGTTGGCCCTCATCAATAAGCAGAGTCTGAGGGAGCTGGCGGCGGATGAGGTGTTCACCTTCCGGCTGGCGGCTTGTGATGACCAGGTGGACCGGGATAATGAGCGGTTTACCCTGGCGGCCCTGGAGGGCCTGGCTCCCCTGTTTGTGGGGCGGCCGGTGCTGATGGACCACAAGTGGTCCGCCGGTACCCAGACCGCCCGGATCTACGCCGCCGGCGTGGAGGAAGCGGAGAGCGTCCACCGGCTGGTCCTGCGGTGCTATATGCCCCGGACAGAGCAGACGGCGTCCACCATCACCGCCATTGAGAGCGGCATCCTGCGGGAGTGCAGTGTGGGCTGTGCGGTGGAGCGGGCGCTCTGCTCCATCTGCGGAGCCGACCAGGTACAGGCATGTTGCCAGCACTGGCCAGGCCGGGAGTATGACGGCAGGTTGTGCGTGATGGAATTGGATGGGGCAAAGGACGCCTATGAGGTGTCCCTCCTGCCCGTCCCAGCCCAGCCGGGCGCCGGTATCGTGAAAAGCAAGCGGTACGGCGGCCAGGAGTCCCCCGAGGATGCCGGGGATGACGAGGTGTTTCAACTGGCGGCAGCCAGACAGGAACAGGAAAACATGAGATATGGAGGAACAGAGCTATGACGTATCAGGAATATCTGGAGCTGAAGGCCAAGCGGGCCGGGAAGCTGAAGGAGGGCGAGGCCCTGCTGGCCAAGAAGGACTTTGACGGCCACAAGGCCCTGATGGGCGAAGTGTCCAAGATGAACCAGGAGCTGGACGCCGCTGAAGCCCAGCTGGCCGAGGAGGGCCGCTTTGCCGAGGACGACGAGGGCATGAAGCTGCGCAGCAAGGCATTCCAGGCCAAGAATGAAGAGAAGGCCAAGGGCGCGGCCATCGACGAGATCCGCCGGAGCAACGAGTATGCCACTGCTTTCGCCAAGGCCCTGCGCAATGGGGTAAAGGTCAACAAGGTATGGGGTATGGAGGGCTACGAACCCCTGGCCAAGGCTTTGACTGAGACCGGCGGCTCCCCTGAAGGGGCGGACGGCGGCTTCCTGGTACCCCAGGACTTTGACAACATGATCCACGAATACGAGAAGGAGTATGTGGATCTGAGCCAGTTCTTCGCGGTGGAAAATGTACGCAGCCTGAGCGGCTGGCGGGCCGTGGAGCAGGGCAAGCGCAAGCCTCTGCCCAAGATTGCGGAGATGGGCACCATCGGCAAGGACGACCAGCCCAAGTTCTCCAAGGTCACCTATACGGTGGATAAGTATGGAGACCGGCTGCCCGTCTCCTCCGAGCTGCTCAGCGACAATACCGCCGGCCTGCTCCGCTATCTGGCCGGCTGGTTCGGGCCCAAGTACATCCTGACCAAGAACACCCTGCTGCTGGAACTGCTAAAGGGGCTGGAGACCGAAGTACCCCTCACGGCAGGCAAGGAGGCCAAGGAGCTGCGCATGGCCATGATTACCAAACTTAACACGGCCCACAGTATGGTGGCCACCCTGTTGACCAACCAGAACGGCTATGCCGAGATGGACAGTTGGGAGGATAAGAACGGGCGGTCTCTGCTGGTGCCCAACCCCGCGGACCCCAATGTGTACCGCCTGAGCGGGCGCCGGGTGGTTTACGGCGACAACGACCTGATTCCCGACGAGGACACCAAGCACCCCATCTATGTGGGTAACTTCAAGGCCCTGGGCACCCTGTTTGTCCGGAAGGGCATTGAAGTGGCGGCCACCGACGTGGGCGGCGACGCCTGGGCCACTGACAGCTACGAGATCCGCGGCCTGTGCCGCCTGGATGCGGTGGCTATGGACAAGGCGGCGGCCTTCAAGGCCACGATCGCTGAGGCGGGGGGCTAACCTATGGCGCTGAGTGAGGCGCGGCGGGCCAGCCTGCTGGCCTACTGCCGCATCGAGGAACCCACGGCGGAGGAGCTGCTCACCCTGGAGGGGCTGTACGATGCGGCGGTGGGCTACATGGAGCAGGCGGGGGTGTCTGAGCCGGAGGAGGGAACCTCCCGCCGGGCCCAGTACGACCTGTGCGTCAACTTCATGGTGTTGCGGGACTTCGATTTGCGGGAGACCACGATCACCGGCACGATTGTCAATGACAACCCGGCCTTCCGCCGCCTGCTCACCCAGCTTAAACTGACGGAGCCGGATGTGTCCAAGTTGGACACATAGGAAGCGTGGAGCGCCCGGGAGCAGGCGGGCCGATGTGGGCAGAAGGTGAATTGCCCCAAAGGGGCAAGAGAGACCGCCCTTGGGCATCGGCCCCTATGGCAGAGCGGAGACGAGGGAAGGAGTAAATAACAATGGCGAACTACATCGACGCCGGGAAGCTGAATCAGCCGGTTCAGGTGCTGGAGCTGCGGGAGACCGCGCCCGGCGTATGGGAGTGGACGCCCGTCCGGCGGACCTGGGCCTCCATCACCTTCCAGAGCAAGACCAACCTGTTTTCCAAGGTGGGTATCGGGGCCAGGGACGCCGCCGTGATCGTGCGGCGGCAGGCCCTTACCCTCCACTACGCCCTCCGCTGGGGCGATACCCACCTGTTTTTGACCTCCATCGTGCCCATGGGCCGCAACCACCTGGAGGTGGACGCGGCGGTGGTCAGGGTGGAGACGGTGCGGCAGATGGCAGAGCGGGACGCAGTGGTACAGACCTTTCCGGGGGTGCTCACCGAGAAGTACGTCCGGCACGGCCAGGAGTGGCCCATGTCGGTTAACGAGCTGGGGCTGGTTCTGGTGACGCCCAAGGCCGTCACCCTCCCGCCCGGCGGGCTCGTAGAGGCGCGTGGGGCGCTGTGGGAGATCCTGGCGCCCCACGAGCTGGATGCATTTAAAAACGAGTATGAGATCGGAAGGACGGTGGACCTGTGAGCAGCACGGCGCGCATGGACCGGGCGCGGCTGGAGCGGTTCAACCGCTTTTGGGAGGAGCTCCTCCAGGCAGTGCCGGACGCACGGCGGCAGGCGGTGGAAGAGGCCGGCGCGGCCGTCCAGAGGGAGCTCAACGCGCAAATCGGCGCGGCGGAGCTGGCCGATGGGGCCAAGGGCACCGTGCGCACCTGGCAGGAGTTGCGGGTGGGCAGCAAGGGCGGCTATGCGGCCCTCTCTCCCGGAAAAGGGACGGCCCAGCCCAGGGTGGAGGAAACGCAGCATACCTGGAAGGGAAAGCCCGTGTCCAAAAAGCAGGTCACCCGCTGGCTGGAGCGGGGGCACGGCACCCGCAGGCCGGCGGCCGGAAGCAGCCGGTCCTGGAACCAGGCGGGGCGGGCCGGAGTCACGCGGGCCTCAGCCGCCGGATATGTCAAGGGCCGGCAATTCTATAGCTGGACAAAGGCGAAGGCGCTGGAGCTCGCGCTGAAAGCGGCGGACCGGGTGCTGAGCCGGATTGCGGATGAGGTGGACTATTGAGATGCTTACAACCAATACGCTGATGAACGCCGTGGAGGCGGCGCTGAAGCGCCTCTATCCGGGAGAGCCGGTCTACTATGACGAGCTTCCCAAGGACTTCCGGCGGCCCTCCTTTACCCTGGAGTGCCAGAAGGCGGAGCAATCCGATGTCAACATCGGACTGGTACGCCGCAGCGTGACCCTTCTGGTCACCTGCTATGTGGAGGCGGACGCCTACCATGACAGCAGCCGGAAGGCGCTGAACCAGCGGCAGGACACAGTGATGGGCCTGTTTGCCCAAGGTTTTTTCCAGGTGGAGGACCGGGCCCTGACGGTGCAGGCAAACCGTGGACTTGGGAACCCGGACTTTGCCGAGGTGAGCGCCGTATTCCAGTGGATGGATGCCCGGCCGGGCTATCAGGACCCGGAGGCGGCGGACACCCCCAAGATGGAGCACTTTGCAATCGAACGAACTGCGCTTTGACGCAAGAGAGGATGATACGATGGCGACGACAATCGGGCTGCCCAGCCTGACGATTACCTTCCAGGCGGCCGCCCAGCAGGCGGCCAACCGGAGCAAGAAGGGCTATGTGGGCGTATTTGTACGGGATGCCAAGGCCCAGGGCGTCCACCAGCTTTCCAGCGCGGCGCTGATCCCCACTGAGCTGGGGCAGGAAAACCAGAATTACATCAGGAGGGCGTTCACCGGCAGCGACCGGGGCGGCCCCAGCAAGGTGGTGGCGGTGGTCATCGCCACGGGCACGGAGGACACCACCGCCCTGGAGGCGGGCCTCAAGAGCATTGAGGGGCTGACGCTGGACTACCTGGCCGGGCCGCCCGACGCGACGGCCGCCGAGCTGACGGCGCTGGAGAAGTGGGTCAAGGACCGGAGGGCGGCCTACTTCACCGAGAAGCTGGTGGAGCCCAACGCCGCCAAGGCCCCGGACGACATGGGGATTATCGACTTCGCCGAGACCGACGGGGCCATTGCGGAGGGGGCGGCCACCTACACCGCGGGGCAGTACGCCAGCCGGATCGCGGGTGTGCTGGCGGGCATCCCCGCGGGCATGTCGGCCACCTACGCCCCCCTGACGGAGCTGACCGCCGTGACGCCCCGCTCCACACAGGAACAGGAGGCGGCCATCAAAGCGGGCAAGCTAATCCTGATCCACGACGGCGTCAAGGCCAAGATCGCCCGGGGCGTCAACTCCCTGACCACCATCCCCGCCACGGGGAAGGCGGACTGGAGCAAGATCAAGATCGTGGAGGGAATGGATCTCCTCACCTACTATCTGCGCACCACCATCCAGGACCAGTATGTGGGCCGGTACGCCAACACCTACGACAATAAGTGCGTCCTGGTGACCGCCATCCAGACCTTCCTGGCCGAGCTGGAGGGCCAGGGGGTGCTCTCCTCCGGGGAGAGCTGGGCGGAGATCGACGTGGAGGCTCAAGAAAAGTGGATGCGCTCCCAGGGCATTGAGACGGCGGATATGACCGCGCAGGAAATCAGGGAGTATCAGACCGGGAGCTGGGTCTTTGTCCGGGTGGGCGGCCGCTTCGTCGACGCCATGGAGGACTTCCAGCTCTCCGTGGACAACCTGTAGCACCGCCCGGAGCGCGAAAAAGCCGGGGATTACTCCCCCGCCTCCCGCTCCATGCGCTCCCGAGCCGCCTGTAAGACATACTGCTGGGTACTTTGCCCAGCAGCAAAGGCAGCGGCGCGGATCGCCGCGCCCTCCTCTTTTGGGGGCCGCAGCATAATTGCATCACACTTTGCCTGTGCTTTTTTTACTGCCCGCTTTTGTGCTTCCGTGCTTGCCATCTTATCACCTTTATCCGGCATCATCTTCTGTGTACTCCAAAATGTCGCCTGGCTGGCAATGGAGCATAGCACAAATACGTGAAAGGTTATCAGTAGATACAACTTTGCCATCTCTTAATGCTTGTATCGTGCTTTCTGAAAGTATTCTTTCACGCCTTAACCGCGTTGTGTTGTACCCAGCGGCTTTTAGCAAAGGAAGAATTTCTTTTGTGTACCGAATCGGCATCGATCGTCCCTCCCTTCTCATGTTGTCCATTATACTACTTAAAATACACGATTACAAGTGTAAAACAGATAAAATAAAACACTGATTTTCGTGTAAATCGTCAATAGAAAAAGCACGGATAATCGTGTAAAATTAAAACAGTCAAGGGGGACAACCCCAAGACAAATAAAAGCCCCCCCCGGGCGGGGGGGGGGGGGGGGGGCGGGGGGGCGGGGGGCTCGCAA